ATGCTTTTCAGCAAGCCCGGCGTACCGATACCACGGTTAATTTCCTCCGCCCGCCTTACCATTTCACGCTTGATTTCCACCGGCATGGTGTAGTCAAACCATACCATGTTCCAGGACCAGGCCATATCATCCAGCCGCCATTCCGGCATGCTGTCCACATCATTCAGATACTTCTCAGCCTGCTCGATGTCGAAGAGAATCCTTTGTATCCCTTTTTCCATGGCTGCTTTCAGTGCGTGCCCATTCGGATCACTATCCAAAAATGCAGGTATAGCCATTTTTGCTTCGGGCAAACGAATGCTCATGGTCAGGCCTCCTTTCGCCCCGAAGGTCCAGGGTGGTAGGATCGCCCTGGTCGCTCCCGCAGGAGCGATGCCCACCCCAATTGACCACGCAGTATCACAATCATGGTCAGGCCTCCATCTCTTTCAGTGTTACAGTACCCTTCAGTCTTTCATTGGCCGCAATCGGCGTATAAGCAACCGTATTCCCATTGACAACGCTCCCTGCCGTCCATTCCGCCCGTGTGGCTCCGGCATTGTACAGCATCGAAAGAAGCTTATACGGGTCAAAGGCGCGGCCAATGGTGTTTTCCTGCCATATCTGATACTCCGCCGCCGCATCGTATAATTGGGCAAGTATGTTTTCAGCAGTAATTCCATCCGCCCGGTATGAGATATTCAGTGTGTATGGTACCTCCGCCGCCTGGTCAACCTCCACCGTGTCCGTCAGCGGGCGTACTGTATCATCACTCAAAGCCTGCAGCACGCTGCCCTTTATAGCGGTTTTCTCTTGCTCTGTCAGCCCGTCAGCAAATATAAGCGCGATCCCCACAACTCCGGCAGCGGCCCGATAAGCGCCTGCATCCACAATGCTTGCGGATACCTCCATAGCCTTGGATTCATATGCACCTTTCGGTCCCGTGGTAGCGCCATAGAATCCGCCTTCCCGTATACGTTCCCGGTATGCTTCATCTTCCTCAGCGTCTACGCCTCCGGTGGTGGTCTGGTTCACGGTCACTGAAAGGATTTTTGCATTAAGCTCCACCTGGTATAGCGACATTCCCTGCATCATGGCATTTCCCGCCGTCCCGGCTTCGGTACATTCTATAGCAACCTCTTTGGTAAGCGTCCCCGTTCCCGCAGTCGCCGTGACTGCTGCCAATGTGGCAAATGTACGTGCTCCATCCGTAAACAGCGTGCCGGTTGGAATGATGAATGCGTTTGATCCTCTTTGCAGTATCATCGAAATAACGCCGGTTGCCTTTACCGCTTCGATCCTGGCAATGCCACGCTTTTCGCCGATCAGATCCAGGTAACTGCCTATGGCGTATCGCAATGTTTGCATACGGGCCGCATGGTCAAAGGCAGCATAGGTTTGCAAGAAAATAGCCATCGTTCCCCGCAGCAACATATCCTTTTCATCCCCCGGATAGAGCGGATCGCCGCCCGCCTGCATATACGCAATATGCATGTCCGTCCACATGGCTTCCGGGTCATACGTCAAGTAGTGCAATGTATTATCCATGGTAATCCCTCCCCACTGTCAGCCCCGGTACCGCTACCTCGCCCCGAAGGTTTCCAAAGGGCGACCGGAAAGCCCTTTGGTGGTTTCTCCCCGAAGGTCCAGGGCGACCGGAAAGCCCTGGTCGCTCCCGCAGGAGCGAAACCCTTCCCCTCTCTTATTTGAATGTTGCCCTTCCCTCCGGTTCCTCCGGTACCTCCACCTCGCAAACGAATACCGTCCCGACCTTTTCCTGCTGAATGTCCACCTTTATCAGCTTCACATCCGGCTCCCACGCCAGCACCCGAGCAATTTCCTCCGTGATATGCGCCTTCACAAAGGGAAGCGGTTTGTCGTATACATCAGGATTCAGCCCCCGCAGCCGGTCATAGGGAACATCACCCATGTGCGTCATCAGCAGATTTTTCACATTCTGCAATACGCGGCCCTGTACCGTTCCGCACTCAAATTGAACCGGGCAGGGCTTGGAATCAATCAAAAATCTTGTCGCCATCCATGCCCCTCCTTAATTCTTGGGAGGCGATGTAAACACGCTTTGAAACGTCTTTCCATTGTCCCTGACGCCTTTTGTCAGTGCATCATATCTGTTCACCGCTTCCCAATTCAAGTCCCCGCCTTTCTTTTTTACTACACCTGTTTTTTTCACTTTCACCGCCCCCGCTTGTGTGAATGTGAGCTTTAATTTTGCCTGGCTGAATCCTCCCGCTCCATCAAGCATAATCTGTGAAGCATCACAGCCTGTAAGCGTCACATCCGTCTCCAAGATGTCTGTTCCAGCCAAATAAAGGCGTGCTCGCTGGCCATCCACCAGCTGCCTCCATCCTTGCATTTCCTCCATTACATCCACACCGGCCACCTGCAAAAGCAGCACTTCAAAGCTCATGTTGTCCGCTTTGATTCCCTCAACCTTTGCATAGTTCACTTTGGGCTTCCCGTCACCAGCGTCACCCTCTTGTTCCTTGACATTGGCTTCCCTGGTGATCTCCATTTCCTGAAATGTTTTTATAACCTGCCCGCTCACTTCCAGTGTGCGGCCCCTGAAGGTGAGAACTATCATATACCGCCCTCCTCATAAGCTCAATGCATCATATATAGCGGGGGCTTGTCCCTCCAAAAGCCTCCCTCTTGAGGGAGGTGCCGCCCGCAGGCGGCGGAAGGAGTTCACGCACTCCTCTTCCATGGCGGCAAACTGCTGTCATCCTCTGTATCGACATCCGGAATACGAACATTTTCGCCGCCGCCAAACTGCATCAGGTGGCACAGATCAGGGTTTTCAGCCAACAAGTTAGCCGCATACTTCTCATCCCCGTACAGTTTTAATGCCAGGCTGTCAAAGGTTTCCCCCCGCATCGTTTTCATCGTTTTCATGACCAACTGCTCCTCTCTTCTTCGCGCTTCTTCTCTTCATACCAGATTTCAAATCGCCGTCTTTCCTCTTCCAACACCTCTTTGACACCCTTGGCATCCATTGCATGGATGACTGGTGCAAAAACAAGCTTTGTGGTGTTGTACGTCGTTCCTCCACTCCCCAGCCCGCCAGTGGATGCAATAAGCTCCGGCCAGCTAAACCCGCTTGCCAATCTTGTGCTGTTTAGCAGTTCCGCCGTCCGCTGCGTGTGACTTTCCGGTATCGCCCATTCCGGCCCAGCCTCGCCAAAGATAGCGGCCTCCACCGCCCGTCCGCCATCCGCATATTTTACAGTTCCGGGTATATCTAAAGCACCCAGTAAGCCCGATGGCTTGTCCTCCGCTCCTTTTCCTCCGGACAAGCCAATGCTCCCAAGAAAACTGCTGTTGTAAGCGTTGGCCGACTCTACACCTAGGCTCCCGGCTTGCGCTACCAGGTCTCCGAAAGCATCATGCACCAAACTGCTAGAAGGCTTTGCGTTTCCCACCTGATTCACATATTCATCCAGGATCATATCGGTAATGTAGCTGTCAATATCCTCCTGTGTTTTGATGTAATCAGGAATATCAAACTGGCGGTCCTTGTTTTTTTCATAGTACTCGCCCAGCCCGTTCCAGAACGATGAATCACGCGTGAACATCAAATCTTGCATCTGGTCTAGAAATGCTTGATTCCATTCATCACGCAATGCCCTTTGCCCGGCGTTACTTTCATAATTTCCCTTGAGCTCTCCCGCCGCTTCCGAATTTGCCTCCGCTTCCCTTTTCCCCTGTGATGGAAGCATCATATAATAACCCGGCGCCCCATATACAAAATCCCGCTCAAAAGGCGACAATTCATTGTAGGCAGCGGCGCCAGTATCGCTGCCAAGTATTGCTATTGCTCTAGCATATAGGTCATCAAGAGAGGTGATATACCCAGGCAATTCTTTGCCATTCTCTGAATAATAGGCTCTGTCACCTTCCACGTCCATGCTGGCAATTGCATTGTTCATCTGTATCATGTATTCATTGAATGCCAGCATGTCACTTTCTGAAATCTCCGGAAGTTTGCCGCTTTTTTTCGCCTCATAAAGCGCGTCATCATAGCTTATACCCGGATTTTCTTTTTGAACCCGTGCAATCTCACTCTCCAAAATGTCCCCATATCCCCACAGGTCGGAGAAATTGTCCTTGAAGATACCCTGTATGAGCCTGACTATGGCGGCGCTGGTTTCCTCATTGTTTTCAATGATGAGCCCTTCTGCCCGTTTTCGTGTATCCGCAATGAGATCGTTTAGTTCCTTATCAGTGTATTGTCCTTTTCCCTCCTTATCTGCCGCTGCTTCGGCGGCTATGATAAATCCAATGGTTTCATCCAGCGTAGCGTTCGTTTCATCAGCAACTTTTTTCCGCTGTGCGGTGAATTCTTCCATGGTCGTGGTGAACGCTTCAAATCCCATCCTCATGCCGCGCTGATATATCCCCTCAACTTCGGCAGAATTCTTGATATTTTGGATTTTAGCATTTATATCATTCATCCGTTCAATGGATTTCTGTATCGCCTCCCATTCATTCGCATCAAGTTTCCCATCTCGTAAAGCCTCGGTCATTTGACTTCTCATCTCAGCGCCGATATTGTATGACTCGGTGTATAAATCACCGAAATACCCATCCAATGCTCCCTTGATGGAAGAACCCTCTTCGGGGTTATCCGCAAACAGCAGGTCCACAAATCCCGTTACCTGCATCTGTCTGCTTTTTATACCATCCTGGGTAGCACCTACCATGTCCTCGCCAAGTTTGAAAAGCTCCGCCGCCTTTTCCGGGCTGATGGTCTGCCCAAATATCACCGCGCTTTGTATTTCCCCTGACAGTGTTTGAAGCAGCCCTT